GCCATGGTACCCTATCTCTTAATTTGAACTTTATGCAGGTTACTTATTCTATCCAATTTAAATGTTCTAAAAGTTGAAGAACCTAAAATTGATTTTAAACCTGCTATTTGCTTCTCATTGAATTCCAGCTTAGCTGGATTAACAAAGCGGAGAATAGTTTTGGCAATGGGTCCTGGTCCCCAATGCTTATCATAATATGACGCTCTTCCCCTCTTTTTATATAGGTTCTCCATAACCATTGACAGTACAGAACTAGGAGCTTCCTTAAGTTTGAAACAAGTTAAAAGCTTACTTCCTGTCTTTTTAGTCTGAGACCAGTGAAAATATACCGCACTATTTCTTCCTGTTCTTCTAGTCCTTACAGCTAATACTGCTCGTTGCTCACCTAAGTAATTAAAAATAAGAAGGTCGCCTGGAGTAATCTGGTTGGCAGATACAGGGATAGGCGTGGTAATTTTATCCTGTACGGACGGACCCATACCTCCGTCGTCACTAGCCTCTCTTAAAAAATTTAATATTTCTTTTGAAAATTTTGCCATAGCTATTATTATATAATAGCTAGGAATATAATATGTGTATGGATAGAGATTTAGTAGATTTTGTTGATTTAGTTGATTTTACTCTTCATAGGGACTTTGTAGAGAAATGGCGGTATAAATACTCTGAAAAATTTATAAAGCTTTTTCAATTAAAAGTGTTAGACGCCATGATGAAGAGAAAGGTCATTAAGATAAATAGTCTATACAACTACCTAACTAAGAAATGCAAGTACGCACCTGACCAAGTATTAAACTTCTTTGAAACCATAGATATTTCTTTGTATGACCCATTAATTTCAGGGAAGATAAAAGATACCTAGCGTTTTCTTTTCTTCTGCCTTTTCCAGCCAGATATCCTTTGTTCTATCAAAGTAGTGCTAGAGAATAAGGGGCAGATATCTTGATAACCACACCAGTTGCAATACATATTTCTGGATGCACAGAACTCAGTAGTCTTCATCTTCCGAATTCTCCAGACTTCTTCAATCTTGTCCTTTAAATACTTCCTTATCTGTGCGTTACTATACTTGACATGAACGAAGTTATTTGTTATTGGATAGTAATGAGCAACTGTAATGCTCTTTAAAGGAACCTTAAACATTTTGTGGACAGCATAAGCATAGCCCTGCATTTGCCTATCCTGGTACAGATCAAACTCTGACAACTCCCTTTTAGAGGTTTTATAGTCTATGACTAAGTATCCTCCATCTTTCCCTTTAACTACTCTATCTATTACCCCGTTGAGACTTATTTGATGCTCCTCATCCACAGTAGTCTCGTAGACTAATTCAGTAGCAATAGTACCTTCTATAGTAGCACCAAAACGAAGGAAGTTCTTTAAGCACGGCTCCACTTTAGGGTCATAAGATTTTGAAAATTTGTAGTCTTTTTTGATAGACTCGGCTATAGTAAGTAGGGACTTCATGTCCTTCGCTTCGACACCATCCTCAAATATTTTGTGGATGTAAGATCCAAAGTGAAGAGCATCTGTTTTTGTTCTTTCCTCTTGGAACCTGTTAATGTACTTATACTTGTACTTCAAGTTACACTGATTGAATGTTTTTGATTTTGATTCTGAAATGGTATTTATGAACATCATATCTCCTTCGTTTATTAGAGACTACATTTTAGAAAAATTCGGATCTATTGGCAAAATTTCTGCAAATGATGCCGAATTCATTATGCCCTCCATATTTACCACCAACGACTGGAAAAAGCATTTCAGTATAAATACGGAGACTGGGCTGTGGCAGGACTTCAAAGTTGGCAAATCTGGAAACTTTATACATTTTTATGCTCGTATGGAAAATATGAGTTACAGAAAGGCCAAGGGTGTTTTACTTTTTAAAGACCTGGAGTATGAAGAGCCAGTAAAAGTTATTAAGAAACAAGAATCTAGGATAACGGAATTCCCTAATTTCTTAGAAGAGGGGGTACCTATTCACTTGGGGTCACATGAGAATTCTAACGAGTTAATTCAGAAAGCTTGGTGTCTGCTTTATGAAAGAAAATTATTTAATCTAGCGATAGATGAGCATCACCCTTTTTACTTAGCGACCTCTGGCAGGTATAAGAATCGCCTCATCATTCCATTTAAAAATGCAAGTGGAGATATGTTTTATTTTCAAGCTAGGGCATTAAAAGATGAGCGGCCCAAGTACCTTAACCCCATCGACAGCCCTGTTAAGCCTTCACATATACTTTATCCTTTTGATGAATCACAGGGATCTGTAGTAGTTTGTGAGGGACCGCTAGATGCCATTTCTCTTCAGCTACAAGGGGTCAATGCTACCTGTACCATGGGGTGTTCAATATCTGATACCCAAATAAGCATGTTGAGAGACTTCCCTGGGGATATTATAGTGGGGTATGATAACGACTCAGCGGGATCAAGGGGTCTATTGAAGTTTGAGGATCTTAGACGGTACCACAGGATGCCTAACATCTTTGTATGTCCTCCTCCAAAACCTTATAAGGATTGGAACGACGCTCATATCAATGATGTGGACCTAAAATCATACGTAGCTAATAGTATGATTAGATACGACTTCAGCTATAAACTAACTAGCTCACTGTAAGATAGAATAGAGGGGATTTTATCTTTTGATTCATTAAAGTGTAAAGGACCTGTACAGAATAGGTTCCCGTCAATGCCCCAAACGTCCCTCCAGTGAACGCCGCCTTGGACGCTAAACTATTAGTATCCCAAGTAAATAGAAGTGTATCATCACTAGTGACCGTAACAGTAGAGCTAGTCTCTCCAAACCCTTCTACTGTAAAAGGTCCTGCAAAATTAGGATCTTGGTTTACCTTCCTTACCTCAAAAGCAGCGGAAGGGATTAGGGAATCCTTAAAAATATTAACGATAGAATCATCTATATTCTTATTGGAAACTCCTACTTCTGTTGCCACTTTAAGATCAATTTTTTCTCCTAATCTTACGTGCTTATTCTGTAACTTATTTTTTGCTGTAAATAACAGAGGGTCGGTTAAAGACAAGAAAGTATCAGCATATAAACGGAAAGTGTGGATGACAGTTTGATAATTAGAGGTTTGAACGTTTTTAACAGTCCAAACATCAATGTACTCTCCTACAGCAGAGACAGCAGCCGCCTCCATCTGAAGACCACCCAACAGATCTCCAGGACTGGTTGGCGCAGCATCCCTAGCAAATACAGAAGATAACGCTACATTGTTATCAAGAACAGCAACATAGTCCCCTGTACTATTCTTATAAATGCCGCTCATAGATGTGTTAGGTTCGTAGTTAGTTGCGGCAAAGTTAGCATGGTTCGTGAGTGTTTGTCCTGAGGCTTCAAAGTGGAACAGGGGTGTCACATCTGAAGATATTAAACCGTTAGAGTTTAATACAGAACTCGGAGACTGGTTGGCCTCCCTTTTAAATATGCTTACGCTACTAACTTCATAAGGATCAACATAATTGCCATCATTATAAAAGAAAGCCCTAAGACCTAACCTGGAATTTCCATTAGGTCTATTACTTCTATCTACGAGATTGTATCCGTTTAGCTGCATTAGCTTCTTCTTCTACCTCTTTTTTCAAGAACCCCATGAACGCAGTTCTTTCTTTTCGTGTCATTCTTCCAACATCGGAGTAAGAGAACTTACAATGCTTCACCAATATATAGGCTTCTTGTAATAAGGTTTCTAGATTTAAAACCTGCTCTAACTCCCTAAGAAAAAATCCGGAGTTATGGGCATTTCTACTTTAGTATGGACATTACAATTAGTACAAGCTAATTTGATATCAGTATCTACGCCATAGCCCCCTGCTCCTCCTATCACTTTAATTATGGCATGAATATCCTTTATAGGTAGCATTTCTACTACTTTAGAAATGACCGTTTTCTTAGAATTCCCATCAACACTATTAATAAATCTCCACAAGTTACTAGCAAGTAATTCATAATTTTTAAGAAGTGGCTCATCGCCCACAAAAGGCAGTCTCACCAAAGCTTTTTTATTTATTGTTGGAAGTAGAATTTCTACAGGATTAGTAAATTCATCTGGGACATCTTTAATATTTAGCGTATTCAAATCAAATTTTATCTCATTTTGATAATTACATTCGGGACACGTAATGGCTACGTCATATTCACTACCATAAGATAAACATCGAAGTTGCAAAACTATAGATATCTTATCCATAAGTAATAATTTATATATATCAAAATTCAATACGCACTCATTCAGAAACTTGTTCAATATTTCAGGATCTCCGGTTTGTGCGCCTGCGGCCATCTTCTTTTCATCGTTAAAGGTCATGGGCCTTATTCTTATCTTGGAATCCCCACCCAAGTTGTAAAATAACCCTTTAGAGGGGACATCAATATCTAAATCCTGGACATCCGGCATCTCGCCTAAAATAGCCCGTACTGCCGCCTCATCCTCACCCATGTGTTTTACACTATCTTGATCTTCAAATTCTGGCATTTGTAACTCCTAAAAAGTTTAAATATCTATTCTATAATAGTCTATGCGTATTATAGTCGGGACTATCAACTCTAAAATAGAAACAGACAATCCTAAGATTGTAAAAGGATTGGTTAACCTGTACTCTTTTAAAATCCCAGGTGCGGAGTATACCGCTGCTTACAGAAGGCGACAATGGGATGGGAAAAAATATTTTATTAAGAGATCGGGGGTATTCCCAACTGGTCTTTTAGATGATATTTTAGATGAATTAAAACGCATAAGATGTTACCCTGAAATAATTCATGAAGATAAAACAGACAAAATAGAAAATATAGAAG